CACGTCAGTATCCTGAATAACTATCGGATAAGGGCTAACATTTGTGTTGAATGAAGTAATCCTGCCCTGAGCAAAATCGGATTCCTCACGATTCTGAGGATTCGACAAATCAACAACCACTTCATCGTCCCAACAATACTGAGGATAATTTGGATTTCTATAACCAAATGTCCTTTCTGTAGTGGACAAAGGTGTTTTGTTATCAGGATCATAGATCCATCCGTCATAAATGTTACCTGATTCAGAGGAGTAAAGAGTGAGGTAAGTTACTCCATACTCCCCCTCGCTCGGAAGTACTCCCTGATCATAGTATTCATACTTCCTTTCAATATTGCTCATCAGGTGTCTCCTTTAACTTGTACGAGATAATTCATAGTTAACAAAATCGCTATAAGACCATGTTAATGTCTGCATTCTATCAAGAACAACAGTCGTTCCATCAACATTATTTGTAACCGATGTGTTATCTTTAAGTATTGTGATTTTCCACTGATTTGTGGTATTATAATACTTTATTGATGCAAGCTGAGTTGTCATCTTTACATCACTATGGCTAAGATATGTGATCTTTGCATCTTCAGAAGATCCATAAATATCTTTCCATTTTACTTTGAGTCCTGCTGTATTAAGAGTTGTTGACGTGGTTTCAACAGTTTCTGTAATTGTCCTAGTACTACTGCTTCCAGTGCTAGTATCTCCTTCTTCATTGGAAAGAGATTCAAGTGTTGGAATACATGTGTAACCACCTGCTTCCCAAGTCTGAACAACTTCGGTTACTCTAACCTGATCATTCATACCGAACTCATTACGGATTTCACAAATATCACCAATTTCGAAGTCATCATGATACTTGAACATTATCGTGGCATCGATTTCGCCTTCAAAAGCTATCTCCGGAACAAGCTCTACTAATTTCTCTACACCTTTCTGCACAAGAACATTAGTATACTGTGACACATCCATTACTGTATTGCTATCGGTGATAGAACTTACATCATGGCAATCGATATAGACTTCTCTTCTTTCAAGACCAATTTTCTCTGATGCATGATCATCATCAAATTCGAGATAATGAGTTATGAATGTTTGAGTAGCACCTTCACCTTCTCCGGCAATTCTAAGAACATTCTTATAACTCTTAATCGATTCAAGGTACTTACTCGACATAAGATTGTCATGATTCGGCGAAAATACTACATATGAATTCTCTGTTTGATCATATGATCTATCTTTACCTGCGAAAAGAGAGAAAGTGTAAATATCATTTACCATTTCAATCTTGAAACCAATGTGGTACGCCTGACATACTTTTTTAACTACATCATATATGCTATCACCCATATACTGAGCAGCCTGAGCATAATTAACAGATGTAATAGCTGGATCAGAACTTTCGGCAAAAGCAAAATTGCTTATTCTTCTTCTGCTGTCTTTTGGACTTATGAATGCGTCATTTAATATTGTATGCAGAGCATTCTGGATTGATCCATTGACATTTGTTTGATTCCATACTATCCTTCTATCAAGTATAGCTTCGAGAGATCTACCAGTAATATTGTAATTGTTACCTTCTTCACTGTCGGTTTCAATCTTAATTGCTTCAACAACCATCATTCTTGAAGAAGTTGGGATTCTAAGAAAGTCATCTTTCTTTATCTCATTAGCGTACTTTGCCGATACTGAAATGACAAGCTCAAATTCTCCAGCTTCATTATAGCGATCTGTCCAAATGAAAGATGAATACTTATCAAGTTTTGCTTTACACTCCAAATCGGAGTTTAGAACGCTTATTTCTACCATCTTAAACTCCTTCGTAACAATCATCATAGTCCATAGCAATGGAACTAAGTGCTGAATTTGGGTCTTCTATTCTTATGTTGTTATCTCCGGATTTAAGAGTTATCCAATCCGGGTTTTTGCTTATAAGATTAAGCGAGTTGTGATCGGCATCAGCCGTATCAGTCCAAATTACTGATTTCTGTCCGGAAATACAGTTTATTGTGATGATATCTCCGGCAGCATAACCACCAATAGGGCTAAAGATGTCTATGGATTGAGATGTTCCATCAGGTTTACTGCATGAAATTGTAAATGCAGGAACTTCCTGAGCAACAGGAGCTGAAACAGCAGATCCAACTGTAAAAGTAAGAATCACACCATTTTCAAGTTCACCATCATATTCTATTGTAGTTTCTCCAACGGTTAACGGATCTGTGTGATGATCACCATACATTTTAGGATCCTCACAAAGTATGCTTACTTCATTACCGCTTTCAGAACTGAAAATATCAGGATCATTCTTCTCGACATATCCTTTGGTGTGGACTGTTCTTTCATCAGTTTCTACTTCAATGTATATTGGAGTATGCTTAGGAAATAGCTCGTAAGACTTATGCCTTACTTCTTCAATACCTGTACCAGTCTCTGAATAGAACTTAAGAGTAAGAACTATATTACGTTTACCTACTCTTGATGAATTATAGTGGTCTCCGTCAACAGCCATCTCTGACATATTAACATCTGCATCAACGGGACCCAATCCATCTATCTTATCAATAACAAAACCGGTACTATTTGAGACATTTGTCGGACTATTTAGCACCATAGTAAAGGCGTCCGACTTGTCAGGTTTCTTATAAACCTTCACATTTTTAATCATTTTGAATTTTCTCCTTTACTAGTAATGCCGCCCCGAGCTGTGACACCCGGGACGACTGCGAGGAATCGAACAACATGAGAGACTTATGACAAAGCATTAGCCAACTGAGAGAAACCATTCTTTGTCTGACGGTAAATCTCTGTACGGCTAAGCGCTTTAGGACTATTATTAGTCTGGTTAAATACTACTGAACGAGGTTCAGAGTTATTCTCAGCAATAATGTCACCGAGTCTACTCATCATAGCTTCCTGCTGAGCATCAGCTTCCATCTGAACGGCTATCTGACGACCGTTGAACATGCTTGCTAATGCGGAAGAACGAGCATTAACGTCCGACAAATCCAGAGTAGGAGTGATGACAGGGTTAACATCAATTGAACCATCAAGTAATCCTGAAAGCTGATTGATAGCCGACTGAATAGCTTCAATAGAACTCGTTGCCATTGTTTCAGCTTCATCTTCAACTATTCCAGTATTATCTCTGATACCATATGCAAGACCAAGATCAAAGAATCTACCAAATCCTCTTGTAATCCGAGACGGTGAGTGCTCGTCAAGAGTTTCTCTTACTTTCTTCAAAGCTCTGTAAGCAACAGTATACGCTGCCGCTTCTACTCGCTTAAGTACTGTCGGATCAAGCATTCCTTCTCTTATACCATTGACGATGTTCTTACCGGCAAGTACGAACTGAGAGTGCTTTGATTCAATCTTATCGAGTATCTTCTGCGGAATTCCATCTATTACTTCATCGAAACCTGCATCTTTAGCCTGCTCAATACCAGCAAGTATGGTCTCTACTATCATTTTACCGGAATAGGTAAAATCTTCATTGTACTGCTCACATAAAACTTCAACCATGAAGTCAGCTATACTATCAAGATTCGACATAATGAGATCCATAGCATCGGGATGCTTCAATCCTGCAGCCATAGATTCTATATACTCTTTACCCTTAGCGTATGCTTCATCTTTATCCAACTTCATCGATGCCAAGCTCTCAGATGTACCATTAGCCATCTGTGATCCCATTGCTCTACCAACATTCTTAGTGGTTTCATCAGATGAAACATAATTTGACAACCGAACCATTCCAGCTTTATACTGCTCATAGAACTCTTCTATGTCGAGAGGCTGTCCAAGAAGTGACCCTAATTTACCAGAAAGTTCATTCTTAATACTTTCAGCGCTCGCAGCTATCTTCTGCTGGTAAACAACGGTATACTTGTCAAGCTCATCGACAGTCATTCTATTGAGAGCTTCAAGTTCAGGAAGTGCCTCAACGCCCATCGAAGATATAGCTTCTCTAAGATTAACATCTTTAATTTTAAGCATCAAAGATGCCACAACTTCATTGTATCTATTAAGTTGATCGACCTGAGCCTGCAAATTATGAAGGAGCTTATTTGTAGAGGCATCTGTAGCAACATAAGTTGCAATGTTAGTATACTCTCCAGTAAGCTGAGAAAGGCTTCCAGTTAATTCATTTTGAATTTTATTCTGGTTAGCCTGAACCTTCTTCCTATACATGTCTTCATACTTACTAAGCTGAGAGTCGTCCATACGGTACATAGCTCTAAGCTCTGGTAAATCATCAACAGACATGTTAGCAATTGCAGCTCTAAGCCCATTATCCGCAATTCTGCCACTCAATGAACCAATGATAGTATTAAGCTCGTTAACCTGATTAACCTGGTCTTCGAGATTTCTAAGTAATGTATCGGGAGCAAAGCTCTCATCATTCTCATCAACTTCAGCAAACAGATCCTGTTCGTTAGTTCTTTCGACAGCAGACTCGTAAATCTTAGCGTACTCGTCCATGATGTCCTGAACTTTGTCAAGGAAGTCATCACCCTGATCATCAACACCTTTGAACAGATCTTTATTTGCTCTCTCTTTAGCATCTTCCCAAAGATTCTCATACTCTTCCATGAGATCTTCGATAGAATCTTTAAGTTTGTTCACAGATGAACTAGCCGAACCAGAAGCACTGTCGAGATCGCCAACAGCTCCAGTGATGTCTCCAATGCTGTCACCTATTGAACCGAGGGAGAACGAGTCTTCAATCGGTTTAAGGAGGTCATCTATGAATGTAGTATAGTCAGGCATTTCGAACGCTTCACTTAACTCATCTTCAAAAGTCTTTTCTCTAACCAAGTTAGGGCTGAAGTAAGGTCTTGTGCCATTCTCGTTAATGTATTCTTTTTCAGCATTTGATGCATTAAGAACTGAGCTTGCATACTCATTGTTTGCGTTCGTAGCTCCACTAAGAGCTTTGATTTCATCATCTTTTATATAAGCTCCAACACCGCCCATATAATCAACTAATCCGGTATAGTTAAGCAGGTCTTTCCATCCCTGTCCAACATACGTAAGACCTGCAAATAATGTTTGCGAAAAGCTCTCGACATACATAGTACCAGCATCTGAACCATAAGCACTAGCCATGTTTGTCATGTTCGAACCGAATGATTTCATAAGATTAGAACCGGCACCAGTAAGACTACTTATATTAGATTGATCAGTTAATGAACTGATTTGTCCCAAAATATGGTAATCCATTTCGGCTGCGCCTTCTTCACCGGGAGAGTGAATGCCCAAAGTATTTCTCATACTTGCGGCAACAACCCATGCGGCAATAGCAGCGGCTGCAGCTAATTGTGATAACATATTTGGATCTAATAATCCGTCAATCATACCTAGAATATGATACATTCCAGACATTTGAGATAAATTATATGCTGTTTTTAATAAATCAGCAGATATAGTTACAAGCTTTCCGCTACTTATTTTAACAAGATTCTTGATTATATCAGCAGTATCGCTTAAAGACCTAATCATCTCTCGCGCAACCATAGTGCCTTTAAGAATTGTTGAACTCGAAGCACCCATAGCACTCATCATTGTAGCAATGAGACCAAACTTGGCTATTCCGGCAAGAGGTGAGAAAGCGAGGACACTCAAAGCAAGTATAAAATGTCCAATTGCTGAAATATCAATCAAATTCATTGTTTCAGTAGCAACCACAAGAGACGTAGCAGTAACAAGTATTGTGTTAATACCAGAAAGTATTGCTTCTCTTATGACGTCAAACTGTCCAATAATTAAAGAAACCGAAAGAAGCAGACCTACAGCTGTAATGAGTAAAGTCATTCCTGTAACTATAGGAGCTGCAAGCAAACCAAGTACTACAAGAACTTTGAATGTTCCAACAAGTTCATTTAAAGCATTCGTTATTGTTCCCATAATACTTATAGTATTCGACAGATTGCCAATATTAGCAACTATCGCCATCATATAAGCGAATCCAGATACAACAGCAAGAATCGCTCCAAATCCAGTAGCTCCAGCAAGTATCAAAGGAGATACAATACCAGCAACAGCACACATTGCACCCATTTTAAGTAGGAATGGAATCATTGCATCAAGAGAAGAACCAAGATTCTGAAGAATCATTACAGTATTACTTGCTTCTCCGATCATTCCAATCCCAGCTATCATTGCTACGAAACCAGCAATTGTAGAAAGAATTGATATGATTCCTAATAATCCTCCAAGAAGAATGGGTATGCCAACACCTGTCGTTGCTATTAATCCTATAACTGTGCCAAGAGCTACAAGAGAACCCATAAATACAGTTAATCCAACAACGGAATCACAAAAGCCTTTCATTAGTGCAGTTGTATCACCAACATCTCCGATTTTTGCAATTTCCGAAAAGATGAACACCAGTGATGAAATTATTCCAACTACAGCTCCGATAAGTCCTACACCTTTCCACGTTGTTCCAAGACTGGACATTACCGCAGAAAGCATTCCTACAACGACGATTACTGGTATTAAATAATTTAACGACTTCGCAAGTTCTGAAAGATTTCTCGTTTTACCAGTAAAAACATTTGTAGCTCCAGCAATAGCAAAAGCGAGAACACTAAGCATCACAGCAATACCTATAAGTTCAATTAATATACCTTTAGCCACTTTAACAGTGCCAAGATTCATTATTGTCATCATTGCGGATATTGCTAATCCAAGCATGGACAAAGCGGAAACTAATACGAACAGATTTGTCGCATTTATTCCCATATTAGAAATCCAACCAAGAAGAGCTATTACAGGAATTAAAACAGCAAGCATTGAGCCCATTGCAACCCAAGCCTTAGAAACTGATTTAAGATCCGTAACTTTTCCGATTACTTTAAATATTTTGCTAAATGCAAACAAAATTGCAGCTATTCCGATAGCACCGTCAAGAGCTCTAGCTGTATCAATATAAGATAATAATTTTATTGCTCGTAAAATTCCATAAAGGGCTACGCCCATGAATACAATTCCGGCTATTCCGCCAAGAGCATTCTCAAATGATCCTAATGATCCTAATGCTTTAATCATGTATGATAGCATACCAATGATTACTGCTAACGATGCCGCGCCTTTAATTAAATCAACCCAGTTATATACTGAAAGTAAAGGCAATATACCTGACAACGCAACCATCATAACGGTAAGACCAATTGTATTTCCTACAGGAACACTTTTTGATAAGCCAACTAAAGTGGCCATTCCAGCAAATATAACAACAAGCATTCCTATAATAGCTCCAGCACTTGCCAAATTATCCGGATCTATCGCATTTACAGCTAATGCGAATGCTTGAAAAGCTACACAAATTCCCATTAATAGTACGATAACGCCAAGGAATCGTGCCGCGTTCGATGTGAATTCTATGCCCTTTTTTATTCCGCCTTTAAAAGCTGAAAATGACGATGTTCCTCTACTTAGTACATATGCTAAAGCTCCTAAACCAGCCATTAGAACTATAAACATACCTGCTAACAAACCGAGAACATTATTAAGCTTTTCACTATCATAAGCATTCTCGCCATACATAAGCTCATAATAAAGTCTTATAATACCTTCAAAATCTTCAAGAGCTGTAATAAGGCCCATCATAGCAGTTGCTGAACTCATAAGTCCAAATCCAGCATTCTTAGATGTTGCTCCTATAACACCAACAGCAAAAGCTATTATTGCAATAGATGCTGCTATCTTTAATAACGTTTTCTTCCAAGCCTCATCGCCACCTACAAGTTTCATTTTGGCATATTCGTAAATAACCTCTTTAAACGCTTTTATGACGATTAGAAGTGAAAGCATAGCAACAGCGGCACCCATAAGTCCTCCGCTTCCGCCACGAATAGAACTATCTATTATCGTACTTCCAATAGGAGCCATTATTGCTCTTGTTGCCATTCCCATTATACTAACAGCGGAAACCATTAATATAAGTATTTGTATTACTCTCTTTAAGCCGGTCTCATAATCGGCTTTGCTTAATTGTGTTGTATCGGAGAATTGTTTTATAGCATTAAACAAAAATCCGAATGAAGCAGCGAGCATAAGAAATGCAACAGCTAATGATACAATTGCTGTTGATCGTCCAAGGGTTCCTAAAAACTTATTTATGGACGCGTTTAACTTGTTCATAAACTTAACCATTGGTTCAGCTTGAACATTGGTATTGATCTTTGTTATTATTACCATATAAGCAAAATAAGTGATCAAAAATGCTTCTACTGCTAATGAAAGAGCTCTCAATAATCTTAATGTCGTATAAAGATTCTCGGTAGGTATCGATGAAAGTAATACAATCGCTACTGAAAATTCAAGAATAGCTCTTGCCAAAGTCTTTATAGAATTAACAAAAGCAAGAATTGCATTTGCATTTAAATAATTTCCTAAACCTGAGAATGTTCTGCCTATACCTCTCATAGCCTGAGCAAATCTTGCAAGTAATGTCAAACTTGTAAGTTGACCTATCATAACGATAAGTTTTCTAGGCTCTTTTATTATCTCTAAAAGTTTAGTAAATAATGTGCTGAAAGCATCTGTAATTGGCTCTTTAAGATTTCTTACTGAATCTATAATCCTCTGGCAAATTGCTGCTATTCTTGCTGCAGCGGTTTCGAGAGTTTTACAAACCAATTCAAAAGACATGGTCATCCCACTAAACAGATTACCAACTGTATTAAAGAAATTAGTTACAGTTGTCTGAAGAGAGGTCATTATTCCACCATTAACTATAGCATCAACAAAATTCTCTAACTGATCGAGAATTACTCCAAGAAAACTAAAATCTATTGATCCAATACTTCTTGCAAGGAACGCAAATACTTCTCCGATTCCTCTTATAGCCGGACCAATAAGAGCCATAATTATTCTCAAAACGTTTACAATAATGTATCCAGCAACCTGGAATGCTCTTCCAAGAATCGTTATTACACTATTAAGTATCTTAGATTCGACAACAATGTCTACAAGATAAGAGATTACTGATGCAATGACATCAGCAAAATCCAATATGTAAACAAATAATGGAGCTATTGCCTGAGCAACTTTAAATGCAGCAGAAGCAAGCTTCATTACAACTTTTAATCCGCCTTTTATTACCGAGAAGATACTTACGGCCAGCTTTCTTATCTTTTCCTGAACAGGTCTCGATAAAATAAGAGTCTTTGTAAAGTTTGCAAATGCTTCCGTTATACCTATAACTCCATTCATTCCACCTAAGTTAAATACCTGGAAGAATGCATAGAATACAGGACCTACAATACCGGCTATTATCTTAGCTATATTAATAAGGCCTTGAGCCATATTACTTATGATCTTAGCAAACCCGCTAATCTTCGAATCTGCAATGTCACTACCAAACACATTAGACATCGCAGCATAAAAATCTTCAAAAGAGATCTCGCCATTACGACACATTTCTCTTATCTCTGATTCAGTCTTATTGAATGTTTCTCCAAGATTAGCATATACCTCTGTCAAGTCCTGTCCCCTTGAAGAAGCTAATGAAACAAGCTGATTTATAGCACCGCTTGCAGTCTGGGATCCTTTCTCTACAGAGTCAAACACATTCTTAACCTGTTCGAAAGCAATTCCTGTTCTATTAGAAAAACCAGCCATGGCCTGTTCCATTACATTCTGGCCGCCATGCCACATTACAAGTAATCCGTGTATCTTTTCACTTAAGTTTGTTACAACTCTTGTGAACAGTTCAACTAAACTAACCTCTTCTTCAAGATCAGGAAATTTCATTTTGAAATTCAGAGCTTTCCTAACCTGATTTATTGCTATTCTCAGATCGTTGAAAAGAGGAACCATCTTACTTCTTAATGGTGAAATGAAATCAGCACCAATTTTAGATAATGCGAACTTCATATTTCCAAGTGCACCACTAAAAGTGTTGTTAGCATCCTTAGCGTGATCGCCATATGCATCATCCATCGCCTTAGCGAATGTCATGAAATCAATTTCACCATGAGAAACCATGTCTCTGATGTCCTGCTCTGTACGAACAGTAGAACTATCGATCTCATTAAGATAATCTCTTAAAGTAGCTGCAGCATTAAGACCATATGATGCCAAAGAGTTAAGGTCATCGCCCATTACTCTACCAGCACCTGACACTCTCTCAAATACTCTTGCTACATCATCGTATTCTCTATTCGCCATTGCAGCAACACCTGAGATACCTCTTAGTGCTACCTGCATTTCGGTTCTCATAAGACCTGAAGCATCCTTCAAATCCTCAGAGAAGTGAACAACATCAACTCCTGAAGTTGCAAGAACTGATGCTGCCTTAGCCGCTGAATCCAGACCATAAGCGGTATCAGCAACAGCATAATCTGCAGCATTCATAGCTACGATCATGTCTGCACTGAAACCCTGGGCTTCTTGTGCAAGCTGTGCAACCTGCTCACTAGTAGCAAGCATGGTCATGTTAAGCTTTGCCACGCCTTCTTCTGTCTTGCCAAACAGACCTTCGAGCTGGAATTTAGCCTGACCAATGTTAGAAGCTCTCCTCCAACCACCACTTACTATCTGTTTCCAAGGAGCAGCAAGTAAACCTCCAAGCTTTGCTCCAAGATCAATTGCTGCATTAGTGATTCTTTCTATTGCAGTCATTCCGGCAATGCCAAAAGTCGAAAATCTTTGAGACAATGACTCAACATTTGCAGATATAGCTGATAAATCTATATTATTAGCAGCTTTGCTTAACGAATCGAATGACTTAGAATCAAATACTAATGAATCTTTTAAAGCATCAACAGCCATTATAGACATGTTGACGTTATTCACGAACTCGTTGCTGTCAAATTTAAGCTTGACAACGCTGGTATCGATAACTTCACTCATAACAGCTGTATCTCCTTTTCAATGTCTTTTGCTACTTCCGATAAAACGACGCGTATAGAAGGTGTTATGTAATCAACCGGAGGAACATAGACACCATTTCTGGTTCCATGACCATATGCTATAAGGATAGCGACATTACGCCCACCCTCTATATCGTCGTTATGATACACAATAGATGAAGAATTTTCTCCCCTCTCTATTGTATAATACCATGAGGATGCGGCAAGACCGGTATCTTTAGGAGTATTCTTTGCTAACTCTCTAACCCCAACCTTACCGTAGTGGTCCAACCGTCCAAGTTTAATAAAATTCAGGCACTTCTCGAGAAACGAATTTAATCTTTTGAAGTTTCCTTTTATTTCGCATGTAATAGTTGAACTCATTTTGAATTTCCTAACCTTTCGAGTTTAGTTTCTTCCTACGAGCCGCATTCAGCTCCCTATTTCTCCTCATTATCTCCTCTTTACTCATCTTCTTAGGAGGCTGCTGCTTGTCATTGGCAATGCCTATGAGCTGTAGGAGTCTATTCAAATGCCATTTCTCGCAAGGATCAAATGGAATCTGAAGTGCGGTCATCCAATAGTAAATAAGTTCTGATGTAACAACTTCTCTACTCTTTTCTTTACCCTCACTATACGTCTTTGTGGCTGACATAGGATCATGAATGTAATCCGAAATCTCTCTAATGTTCTCAGCTGAAAGATTTTCATATACTGAATCTGGAACATTCTGGTTTATGGTCATACACTTGATGTAGTGCAATGTCTGCTCTTCAGTATGAGGGTCTTTTGATATGAAAGGGACATGCCATTTGCCTTCCCATTTCGATATAGAGATAAGGGAATGCTCAAGATTAAGGTCTACAGCCTTATTTCCAGGAACTGTAACAAACTCCTCTTTCTTACTATCCCAGTATTCCCTCTCTTGGTGTTCTGCAACGTGAATAGTAATCATATGTCTCCTTCCCAATAAAACCAACCCGAGCTGTGACACCCGGGCTGGCTGAATAATTAAGGATTACTCCTCAGCACTCTCGATAACGATTGCGCTGTAAGGAACAGTGAGAGCACCGGAGATACGAGTCTCGATCAGGTACTTCATCTGGTTGTAATCGATATCGAAATCGTCGAACATAGAAACCTGTCCGCCCTTATCTGCACCTACGGTGTAGTCGCTAAGGTTAACGATGATACCTACGAGGTCTCTGTCAACATTGTCAACAGCTCTCTTGATACCTTCCATAACCTGTACGGTTACGATCTTGCTTACACGCATAGCGGAAGCAACTTCCTGCTCGGTCTTGTAGAGTCTGTGACCCATGTTATCCTCAAGAAGGAGCATATCGGTGAGAACATCTTCAGTGGTGAAGAATACGGGATTTCCAGATCCCTTGTAGTTCTTACGAGCCTTAACTGCTGCGCGGATGTAAGACTTAGCCTTGTCATCCTCAGTAGCGGTTGAAGGATAGGTAACGAACTGCTTGATGGTGAAGAGATCATCATCGGTGTAGATAGGTCTGATGTGATCTTCCTTGATCTTGTCGTTAGAAGCGCTGGATCTTCCGTCGCCGATAAGGATTGCTCTTGCGATTTCCTCATCGAGCATAACTCTCATCTCAGATCTGATCCATGCAACTACATCGAAATCGGTGATGTCGATAACATCATCTCTGTCCATCTTCTGCTTCTTGTAGATGGTCTGAGGATCGGTAGTTCTCTTGAGCAGGGTGAATACCTCTTCGGTCTTCTTGTTACCCTTGAGGTAACCCTTTGCTCTAGCCTCATCCTCAGTGATGTCTGCGAATACCGACTTAATGCGGCTGAAAGGAACATGCTTAGTTCCGTTAAGAACTCCGGCAACCCAGTCGGTATTTCTCTTGATCCAAGCAGGAGGATTATTGAGAGATTTTGCTTCAGGGAAGAGGAAAGAAGGATCGTTAACCATGTAATCCTGAACATCAGTAGAATACTCGATGTCAGAACCATGCATGATAACATCTTCAACCTTGAACTCTTCCTTGTGAGCAAGGAATGACTCCTTAAGGGAGCCAAACTTCTTCATGTCGGCAATGATCATAGCCTGCTCTTCCTTGCCGAGACAACCGTGAGCGAGAGTTGCACCCTGAGTTTCGGGATCAAATGCATTCTGCTTCATATCTTTTTCTCCTTCATTATCGTTAGATTCTTTAGTACCTTTCTTAGCTGCCTCACCGATGAGATACATCATAACTTTCTTCTGCTTCTCATTCATGGTGTTGACAACATCTTCGATGGTCTCTTCGCCACCTTCGGAGTGCTGAATAACGTCAGTGTCTGCCATATCATTATTCTCCTTGTTAGTTTCTTCGGGAACAGGCTCCTCTTTAGCGGGCTCATCGGAGTGAGCGAGTTCAAATACATCATCCTCGACATAAACCGAGATGATAGCTTCATCGGGATCTTCTCCGTCATATGAATGCGCGAAAGACGTATCAATAAACGCCCCGGGATTTGCTCCAGCAAGTACGAGCGATACCTCACGGATTATACCATGGGTTACATCTCCGCCAGTCTGCTTAAGCTGATTTGCAAAAATGGAAAGTGCTTTAACGTCACCATTCTTAACAAGAGCTTTTGCATTCTGGCCCTGCGTAGTATCCTCATTAAAGAAAAGATCGGCATAAACGCCATCATCTCTCTTATGGAGGAGAGCATGTCCGAGAACATTCAGAACGGATTTGTGATTGTGATCCCATACAAGAGGAACGGTCTGGCCGTCCATTTCATCAAAAGCACCGGGCTTAATGGTTCTACCATCAGCGCACTTGATGTTGAAACGGGTTGCCCATCCTCCAAAGTCACGAGTTTCACCCATTTTGAATTTCCTCCACTTTCTTTCCTACTAAGTTCTTATCTATTTCAGCAGTTTCCGCTCCTTCAAGAGCTTCTTTGGGCTGCGAAAGATTATTGTTCACAAGCCGATCAGCCTGAGGATCTCCGACAACAGGTTTAAGTCCGATTCCCTGTCTTACTTCGTTCGAAGTCATGATGCAGTTTCTAGTAACCTTATCAGCAACTTCTGCAAATTCTGCAATAGGCATAAGCTTGAAAGGATTCCTGAAGAACATGATCGAATGACCCTGTGTTCTCGCTGTCTTAGTAAGAAATTTGCGTTTCATTTCTTCGGTAATGGCTGAAAGGATAGGTTCTATTGTTCTTGAGTAATAATTCTGCATAACATTTTCGTCTGCAGTGCCATCCATTATGGACTGGGTTATACCCATCTGACTGTATAGCATCTCTGTGAAGTACTCTACCTGCTCTACCATGTTATTGTCTATGGATCGATTAAGCTGAGTGATCTTCTCTGTGCCATCAGTATAGGCAATTCCGTATTTCGAACTCGACAACTGTACTTCAATGTCATTCCTTCTCCGTTCAGCCTGCTGGCGCCTAGCGGGCGTCTTAATAATGTAGGGAAGCTGTATAATCATGTCAAGCTTACCCGAGGAGTTCTTTTCATCGATAGTATCAAGCAGGTTAAGCTTACGTATGAGTCTCGATGCCGTTGAACTGGGCTCATTCATTACCGCATAGAAAGGATTTTCGATGATGGAAACCTTCTCTTTAGGGAAGATTACTTCTTCACGATGTCCTGTCCTATCGTTGTAAGCTTCTACTTTAACATGACGAGGATACCACTGTGTGATCTTTCCGACTCGCATAGACTCAATCTTATATGATCCGGTCTCTATATCGATATCCGTATCGATTGGTACGACTGCTATGCAGCCTTCATCGAGCATTGACATAGCAGTATCCTGCAGAAGTGCTCTACCGGTCTGGTCTATATTAGCCTCAACTGAGAGGCAATAATTTAAACTGTCTTTCACATCAGCTTCGTATCTGTCGTCTTTATCGACTTTAACATGGCGTATGTCCTGTTGCGCGACATCCACAGCGATTCTATTAAATACTGCGGTTATGATTGAACGCTCATGTCCTCTTGTGAAATGAACTCTATCCGGGCGCGTAAAATAAGCTTCTCCGTAATTCCTGTAATCACGGTACGGGCCGTCTCTTCCGAGAAAGGCGTTCCAGCCGTGCTGTAAGTTCTCTAAGAAACTCATTTGACTCTTCCTTTCTCGTTATTTGTTCTTTTTATCCTCAAGAAGATGAGGCAACCATTCTCCATTTATGTCTGCGAACTGTCTTTCAGGAAGGTTTAAGTCTTTCATAAACTCTTCACCTTCTCTTGTCATTTCGTTGTTAATGGTTTGCTTATAGGATATTTCCCTCGCAATATTATTAAGACGATTTACATAAGCCTCATACTGCTTATCGTTCATCTTGTCAGGATTTACTCCTGTTACTCTTGTTGTAGGAGTCTTATCTTTCTTTTCGCCTTCATTATTCTGCTTTTGACTATTCGGATTACTATTACCAGCAACGGCAATAGCATTTTTAATCATTCCGGAAATTCCAGCAGGAATATCTCTTACGAGGTCATTCTTGAGGTTATCTGTGAACTGTTTACCGACCGATACCTTCTGAGGATTAAGCTGGGCCATCTTCTGGCGATAATCCAATTCAAGCTGCATCCTGGCATTGGCAGCCCTAAGTTCATCATCGGTCATCCGATTCTCATTCTTAGGTTTTGAATCTGTCTTCTTTTCCTCAGCAGGGTTCTCAACCGATACATTAGTGTTCTTGATCTTACGGCCTTTATAATCGTACATGCCGTTTTCAGTCTTAAACACCGTCTTCTTGTTAATCTTCTTATCGCTACCGGTTACGAGATTGTAATCACGAATATAATTCTTCATCTGCTTCTTCGTGAGAACATCTCCATACCTGGCTCTTCCTTCAGGGGTAAGACTTCCGTCCTTATTCTGGTAACGACGGACACCCCACTTCATTCCAAGAATTCCATGATGCTCCAAATAATCCGGAGACCTTGTGATGTAATAATAGCTCATATTTGATCTCCTTATTAAGAATCCCTATACTTTATGAAAGTGCGAGAACCACCCCGGTTTGCCAAGGAAAGGAGACAAAGAATGGCTGATAGCTCCCGCACCCTCGTAGAGTATAGGGATTCTCGCAAATATCTTTACTTGGAGAGAGGATAGATCTTAGACTGTGCCTCTTCCAAGCTGCCGTCAGCCTTAGCTTTGTCAATTGCAGCGGCTGCATTCTCGGGTATTACTTTGTTGATGAACTCTGATGCTGCTTCGGTATTGGTTGCAAGCTCCATAAACAGTACCGGATATGCAGCTGTCTGCTCAAACTCTTCAGAGAGTCTTCTGCCGGTGGTAGGATCTATTTTGATGAACTTCTTGCCATCAAGAGACTTCTCGCCGTAAGAATCAAGAATGAGCTTCTTGAAGAGCTTGATGAGCTCAGGAGTGTTCTGAGCGTTTGCGATTCTGGTGATCCACTGGTCAAAGCCGCCTTCTGTAGACAGCTCCATTTCCATCAACTCTGCCTCATTAAATGCGAAGTAGAAGTCTTCCTTTCTGGGATTTCCAGAATAGTCTGTGTATTCGATAGTCTTAATGTACATAATTGCTCCTTTCTAAGCAAAACAATATGGGGCCAGCTAACTTGCCAGCCCCATGCGATCCGGTATTGAATTACTGGTTGAACATTGCGATAACATCGTCAGGAAGAGGAAGGTATCCGTCAACTGCAGGAGTGCTGGTGGCAGGATCAGCTGCAGTTCCGTAAAGAGCCTGCTCAAGAAGAGCGAGCTTAGCGGAAGTAACCTTTCTGCTGTCGATTGTAAGGATTGAGGTGGGCTTAAGGGTCTCTCCGTCAACCTTGGTGGTGAGAACTACAGGAGTAGTATCGAACTCCCAGCTCATCTCGATTGCATCAGGAGAGTCATTCTTGGTCTGGTAATCTCTCTCGGCAACGCCTGCATGGCATCCGTATACGAGGTGAATCTTATATGCGTGAGAATCACCGTCTACGTCATTACCTACGAGGGTTCTGTAAGCGAGACCGAAACCTGCTCTCTTCTGCTGTCCTACAACTACGCCGTTCTTCTCAGCTTCGCCGTTACACTGCTCCCACTCATCGGGATAGGTATAAGCCTTAATGGTGCCTTTGAAGGTCTCTGCGCTGTAGATTGAAATGTACTTGATGTTGTCTGCGTACTTATCGTTAGCCTCAGCTCCTTCAGGAGTCTCGGTAACACCGGTAAGTCCGTTCCATGCTACTCCCTTGGGATAAGTAGCACCTGATGCGACGTAGAGAACGCCGCGGTCGATACCAGTTTCGAAGAATCTTTCTCCGGCCTGGTCCCATGCTAATGCAAAATCAGCCATAACATTTCTCCTTATTAAAAATTATTGTTTGTTGGTTTGCTAAGATATTGACTTAGCTAATTTATTCATACCCATCTGCTTTTGGCTATGATGGGATGATTACTTCTTTTCTTTCTTCCACTCTTCAACGATTCTATTTGCTTCTTTATCGCCTAGAATTATTTCGACCGCTATTTCTTCCAGATTCTCTCGTAATATTTGTGGATACGTCAAACTCCGCAGCAAGCTCTGACAATTTCAGGTTTTTATAGAATGTATATCCTACAGATCGCAAGAAATTTGCTGATCCAACAGCAACTGGAATAGCAGCGACAGGAGTTGCTAATAAAGCAGCCTCCGCTAAAAAGCCTGTGGCAAGCATTCCTCCGTAAAGTCCAACAGTCGAGCCTAATACATCAAGCTTCTGCCTATTGTTCGACTTTGTAAGAATAAGTCTTCTTTCCCGATCACTTGTAGCATTCTCCAGCTGAGCTCTGGTTGCTCTTACATTATAACGCTTCCTACCAGCCTCGGTCAGTGATCCATCCGCATTCTGGTAACGACGGACACCCCACTTCATTCCAAGAATTCCATGATGCTCCAAATAATCCGGAGACCTTGTGATGTAATAATAGCTCATATTTGATCTCCTTATTAAAAATTATTGTTTGTTACTTTTATAACACTCCTCTACCCTATTTGGTGTTAGAGGAAGGCTATTTCTTAAGATCTTTTTCGTATTCTTTGGCAAGGGCCTTCCAAAATTCTTCTTCCTCTTTTCCTGTTACCCTAGTGCTTTCAGGAAGTTCTCCAGGTTTAGCTATAACGTACATTCCAGATGAAGAATTATTTTGTCTTGCTCTATTTTCGGCAAGTCCACGTTCTACCGCTTCATTTATTGATCGAGCCGGAGGTTTCTTTTCAACTCTTATAATCTGTGATTGCTGTCCTTCTTTAGTATTTCTTACTTTATACTTCGTTCCAGGCATTGTACGTGCTCCAAGAACTGGTATAAGAGGAAATCCAGCTAATATTCCTACAGAAACCATACCCATATCCAGCAATACTTTAGCAGCAATATTTTTACCTTCGTCAACACCTCTTACAGTAGGTATTTCTTTTACAGTCATGCCGCTATCGATTGCTTTTTTAAGAAGTCTTTCGGTTTCTTCTTTTCCTTTAAGAACGGCCTCAACATGCTGAGAATTTTTTGCTCTGAATTCTTCGGCTTTTTTCTGATACTGATCTTTTTTCATATCAGAATTAGACGAATGGCTATTGGCAGCCTTATCCGCTTTCTTGTCGTATCTCTTAGCCGTTTTCTCGTTTTCTAAAATATGCCTTTGATTTCTAACAATTCCTCTATCGAGATCATTAAGTCTTTTCTGGATACCTTTTTTGCTAGAAATGTCAGACACTGATGAAGAAGAAACCCCATAATGCTTCCTACCAGCCTCGGTCAGTGATCCATCCGCATTCTGGTAACGGCGGACGCCCCACTTCATTCCAAGAATTCCATGATGCTGGAGATGGCCTTCGAGATAGTCAGACTCTTCGTCATCATCGTCATAGACGAATGAGTATCCGTGCTGAACAGCATTCTTACTAATTACAGCTGAAGCTGCTTTATTAAGTTCAGCCGGAGTTGTCTTGAGATTCTTATTAATCAGCATAGCTCTTAAAGCCATCGCGACATCTCCGCCACGAGCTTTAGCTGCACTTAACGGAAGATTCAGTATCCACTGCCTACTTCCATCGGGAGTCTTAAAGTATACCGCACCGTCAGGCAATGCTTTCATGAATACTACGACATTGCTGGCATAAGGTGCTGAATGCATCAAAACTTCATAAGCCATTTTGATTCCTTTCTAGGATTAACCTTACTCAAAGGCATCCTGATTGTTTTTCCATGATATGAAAGCATCCATAGAAGCTGCAACAGGGTCAATCTTAGCCTCCCTGCGCATCTTAAGAAGCTTCCTATTGCCATTGGTATCCTCCATGACAATACAGTTACCCATGGCGAATTGCATAATTTCCTCGTTAAAGATCCAAAGACCTTCTGATGCGAGTTTCTTTATTTCTCCCAAAGGAACAGATTCAGTTCTTGAACCCTGGATTACTTTCTCAATTCCAAATGGTCCATTCTCCGAAGCCCATCTCTCGACAAACTCTTTAGCATTATACGGGTCATATCCGAAGCATCTGATGTCAAATTCCATCCTTGTGATGTAATCATCGAGCTCATCATAGACCTGCATGAGGTCAAGGATAACTCCATTTAACACTATTAAAGATCCTTCTCTTATGAAGTCCTCATACTTGTTTCTCATTGCCTGAGGTAACTTGTCCAACGTCTTGCTGGAGATGTAGTTACGAGTCTTTATTCCAAATGCTCCGCCAGGAAGAGGGAATAGAAAGGCAAATGAACAGAAGTCGTCTCCCTGAGAAAGGTCGGCTCCTAAAGCACAAGGCATTCCTTTGAGACTATGCAATCTTTGAGGCTTGGTTTCATCATATGTAAAGAAGTAAGTAAAACCTTCCATAGGCAAACCAAATCTCTTAGCTAAAATATCGTTCCTAGCGCTAGGAACATTTTCGGCTCTCTCTACTTCTTGCTGATATGTATCGTAAAGTACAGTATAACCAAGATTCGGGTTTGCTTTACGCCACATTTCGGGCATGCCAACTTCAGAAACATCGTCGAGTTTATACCACCAAATGCTTACGTGAGGATTATAGTATTCGCCTCTAAGAATCTTAGTTAACTCAAGTTTAATGTCATCGCCAGGACCATTTCTTACAGTACCTTCTGATGATGTTGATACGATAAGCCAATAACCGTCACCCTGGGCGGCATTCTTAGCACAGCTTTGTTCGAGAGGAGTCATAACATCTTCACGAATATCTCCGGAAAGCCACTCGTCGATGGTTGCAATCTTACATCTTGAACCCTGAAGCTTGTCTATGTCCATAGGAACAACTTCCAACTTAGAATTAGTTAGGAATTCCTGGATACCAATCTTGGTGGATGCAAGCTTCTTACGGTCTGCTCTATTACCGGTAGTATTCTGTAAAGAACCTTCTGTAAGGAAACTGATTATGGGACCTCTACCTCTTGCAAGGGCAGTTCTGAGAGTTACCATTACCTCTTCAGCCTGTCTCATGGTAGGAGCTGTTGTAACTTGGATTGTTGAGGTTCTGTCTATTACAAGAAAATATGCATGGATACAACTTTCATACAGAGTCTTAGCAGCACCTCTTCCGATAATGAGATACTGCTTGTTTATGAGCCTTCTTTTGACTCTCTTTAACTCGTAACGTCCATGACCATCAGGAACAGAACGCTCTACAAACTCATACCATCCAAATATCTGCTCTGCCCATAGCTTAAACGTGTCAAGCAGATACAAATCTGATCCATCAGTAAGCGTGAGCTCAGTTTCACAAAAGTAGATCCATCCTTCAACAGGATCTGGATCATAGTAAATATCCGGATCTCGTATTAATTGGTCAATACGGTTCATTTCAAGAGAGACATACTCATTTACCGGTATCTCACCTCTTAAAACTGCTTCTCTGAACTTACCATAGTAGTAAGGCGTTGCTGTGTTTGATAGCATAGCGCCTCCTTACTCGTCGCTGACGCCTGAGCACATCTTAAGTGCTTCAAGAACCTCTCCGAGTCTTTCATTGGAAGCCATCTGAGAATCTATTGCTTCAACTTTCTTCTTAAGAAGTGCGTTCTCATTCCTTAGCTTCTCCATTTCAAGCTGATTCTGCATTGAACCGAGCTTAAGGAAGTGGCAAGTCTCCTGAGAAGTTGCGGTACCGTCAAGAAGACGCTGCTCTACAACATTGTAAGACAATGCTATTAACTGTTTTTCACGAGCTTCCGGATCGATTGCCCTATGGATTCGTTTAGGTTGTGTGTTAGTCTGATCGACTTGTTTCTTTCTTCCCAAGACAATCGACCTCCTTTCCTTGTGGTTTAAAAATAGCGATTGTAAAAAAATGTTATCCTATTATGAGGAATAATCCTCAATTAATGAAGGGAGAACATTATGGCTAATAACTATACAAAACATATATTCTTTGATGACGAAGAAACAGCTTTAAGATTTAAAGCTCTTTATGGATGTGTAATAGACAGGGATACTAATAGCTATTGGGTTCGTAATTATTATGGACCAAATGCTAAAGGTAAAATTCATGTGTATTATCGCGGGACCAGTGAAGAGATTGAAGAGATTGTAAAGGCAATAAAATTAAAGAAGAAAAGATGGGGTGGTCATTTATGTTACTACTTTGAGTAACGAAGTTCAGGAGTTGAAATATACTCCTGTTCTTTTCTTTTTTTTAAACCCACCTATTTTTCTTATAATCAAACATCCGCACAGGTATGCCATTCTCAAGCATTCTCTGGACGTTCAATGACATAGCTGAATCAATTCTGTCATCTTCGGGCATGATTGCAAAACCTTTTGTACTTTCGGTAGTCATTGCAATATCTTTTTGTCTTCGAACGAGCCGTTCGTCAGTTTCTCCATTACCACTAATTCGTTCTACTCTCCAATTACCAACGTTGTTACGAACTTTCGGGTCTGTGGTGTAAACTACAACATTCTTATAACCATTCTTTGCTAAATATTCCTGAACGCGAGTGTCTGCGCCTGGAGCATCACCTATTAAAACCTTAGCATTGGCTTTAATGATACGATCTACTTCCTGTTTCATTGCACTATTGAGTGGCTCATCATAACTTACTTTACCACTTATGAAAACTTTATCACAACTTTTGTATTTATTTCCATAATGTTTCTTTCCGGCATCTGTAAGTGATCCATCTGCATTCTGGTAACGGCGAACGCCCCACTTCATACCTAGGACGCCATGATGTGCTAAATACATGTTTTCTCATAACCTCCTTTACACTTTGTTTTACCAAAAAATCCCCCCGGAGAAATTTCAAAG